GTACTCTCACGCCTCGACGACAAAACGCGCGACGTGATCATTGTGGTGATGCAGCGTGTGCACGAAGACGACCTTGCCGGCGTCTTGATGCAAGATCCTTCTTGGCACGTTCTCGAATTGCCGGCCATCGCCGACGGCGATGTCGTCGTTCCCCTGACGCTTGGTCGAACCAAGCTGCGCCGCGAGGGCGAAGTGCTGTCGCCAACCCGCGAACCACGCGAGGTTCTGGAGCAACTACAGCGGACGATGGGAAGCTACGACTTCGCGGCGCAGTACCAGCAGAAGCCGGCGCCCAAGGGCGGCGGCCTTATCAAGTGGGCGTGGTTCAGAACTTATGACCAGCCCCCAATCAAGCAGCGTGGCGATCGGATCGTGCAGAGTTGGGACATCGCACACACGATCAGCGAGACCGCCGACTATTCTGTTTGCACGACATGGCTCCTGCGCGATCGTACATCGTATTTGCTGCACGTTCTGCGCAAAAAGCTGGAGTACCCCGAACTTAAAAAACTTCTGATCGCCCATGCACTCACTTACGATGCTTCGACTGTCTTGATCGAGAACAAGAACGCCGGCCAGCCCTTGCTACAGGAGCTCAAGCAAATGCCCGGTCTGTACGCGATCCCTTGCGATCCCGAAAAAGACAAGGAAACGCGCATGTATGCTGAGACGCCGCAGATCGAATGCGGCGACGTTGTGCTTCCCCAAGACGCGCCATGGCTTGCAGACTTCCGTGCCGAGATCTGCGCGTTCCCCAAAGCAAAGCATGACGACCAAGTCGATAGCATGTCTCAATATTTGTTCTGGGTCCGCGAGCTCACGTCGCGGGTGGTCCCCCGGCTCCGGCGCCTCGACTAGCCCAGTTGGTAGCGCGGCTCGTTCAAGGCACTCTTTGGACCGGCTCTCCGCCGCCGAGGCCAAAACAGCAAGAAGATTGCTCGGATTTCGCTCGCTTCTGATACGCCAAAGAGCGTTGCTGGTCCCGCCCCGCAGCGCCGACGGCCTCCCGGGGCCACCCTCAGTGACGGCGCTTGTGCCGTCGCCACGAAATGAGGGACTAGACATGCCGAAGCACAAAACCGCTGCGAAAGCGACAATCGCGGCCGCCAGAGCGAAGATTGGCAAACGTGCCGCGGCGGGATCGCCGACCGCCGCCGAGGCGCCGCCAGTACCGAAGGCCCACGCGCCAGTGCCGACCAAGCGCGCTCAAGAGTCGAAGCGCGGCGGCTCGAAGATCGACACACTGATCAGTCTCATGAAGACCAAGTCCGGGGCGACGATCGACCAGCTCATGCGCGCGACCGGGTGGCAACCCCACAGTGTGCGCGGGGCGATCTCGGGGACAGTGAAGAAAAAGCTTGGGCTCAGAGCCCAAAGCGCGCGCGTCGATGGCGTGCGAGTCTATCGGATCGGCAAGTAACCGGCCCAGCCCACTATGAGACCCTTCTCCAAAAACGCGCCCGGCTCTGCCGGGCGCGCCTCCGTTTCGCCGTCCCGCACGGTGGCGCACGAACTGGCGCAGATCGAGAAAATGCCCATCGCCGCGCTCAGAGACCTTTGGCGGCGACGCTTCCGGTCTGAACCTCCGCCCATTCAATCCGGCGACATTTTGCGCCGCCTGATGGCTTGGAAGATCCAGGTCGAAGCCTTTGGCGATCTCGACGCTGCGACTCGTGCCCAGATTGATCAACGCGCTCGCGCTGGACGGAGGGGCGCGAGCGACGTGCCTGCGGCCGCGATACTCAAGGCAGGCACGTTGCTGATCCGGGAATGGCGCGGTGTCGAACACCGCGTGTTGGTCCTGGACCAAGGGTTCGAGCACCACGACAGGCGCTACCGCAGCCTCTCCGAGGTCGCCCGCGCCATTACGGCATCGCGTTGGTCGGGACCCCGCTTCTTTGGCCTTGAGGCCCAACAGATCGCTCACACAAAGGCCGAGCAACCATGAGCGCAAAGACCGTTCGTTGCGCGATCTATACGCGAAAGTCCACTGAGGAAGGACTCGATCAGCAGTTCAACTCTCTCGATGCCCAACGCGAGGCTTGCGCTGCCTACGTCAAAAGCCAAGCCGGCGAGGGCTGGAAACAGTTCTCGACCCGCTATGACGACGGCGGGTTCTCCGGCGGAACGATTGAGCGTCCTGCCCTGCAGCGGCTGCTCTCCGACGTCGATCACGGCCGGATCGATTGTGTCGTCGTCTATAAGATCGATCGCCTTACGCGCTCCCTTGCCGACTTCGCCAAGATCGTCGAGCGCTTCGACCAGCGCCAGGTGACGTTTGTGTCGGTGACTCAATCGTTCAACACCACGACGTCGATGGGGCGGCTGACGCTGAATGTGCTCTTGAGCTTTGCGCAGTTCGAACGCGAGGTCACGGCCGAGCGCATACGGGACAAGTTCGCGGCCTCGCGCGCCAAGGGCATCTTCATGGGCGGGACGCCACCCCTGGGCTATGACGCGCGCGACAGGAAGCTCATGATCAATCCCGCTGAAGCCAAATCCATCCGGTTCATTTTCAAGCGTTACCTGGATCTGCGTTCGGTCGCTAAGTTGCGCGAGGAACTCGAGGCAAAGGGGATCACGACCAAGGCGTTCGTCTCAACACGCGGCAAGGCAATCGGCGGTGGGCGGTGGTATGTCGGACCGCTGCGACATTTGCTGCGTAACCCGGTCTATGCCGGTCTCGCCAAGCACAAGGGCACGCTCTACCCCGGGGCGCATGAGCCCATCATCTCGCAATCGTTGTTCGACCAGGCCCAAGCACAGCTGGGTACGAGCGCCCGCGCCGTCCACCGCAAGCGCACCGTCGAGGCATCGGGGCCGCTCGCCGGTCTCCTTGTTGACGACAAGGGCAATCGCATGAGCCCGCAATGGTCCGTGGGCCAGTCGGGCAGCAAGCATGGCTACTATGTGAGCCAAGCGCTGCTGCAGCGACGCCGGGCGGAGGCAGGCTCCCTGCCGCGCGTCGCCGCGCTGCTAGTCGAGGATTTGGTCGTTCGCTGCGTCATGGCGTTCGAAAGCGACCAAGCCATCGCCGCAACGCCAGGTGCTCCGACCGGCGTCAGAATGCGGCACGCGATTGCCGAACGCATTCACGCGCGCGTGACGTCGATCGTGGTCGGCGCGAATATTTTGACGGTCGAATTGAAGACACCTGAAGGGGGTGTCGGAACCAAGGTCAAAGCGGGCCGCCTTAAACTTGCAGGCGCCAACCTCCCCGAAGGCGCTATCGTCACGGAGATGCCGCAGGGGATACGCATCACGATCGCCGGTCCGCTCAAGCAGCGCGGCGGGATCAAGCGCGTCGAGGTATGGAGCAAGGAGGACTGGTCGTTGTCAGTGCCCCGTATCGATCAGGGACTCTTTGCGGCTCTGGTTCGTGCGCACCGATGGCGCGCCGCGATCGAGCGTGGCGATGTCACCAGTGTCGACGATCTCGCGAAGCGGGAGGGCCTTCATCGACGGCGGGTGCGCGAACTCCTGCGATTGGCGTTCCTCGCTCCCGACATTCAGCAGGCCATCGTCGAAGGCCGGCAGCCCAAGGGCCTTGGCCTTGAGAGGCTGACCGAGACGGGGCCGCCGGTGTCGTGGCTGGAGCAGCGACGGCTTCTGGGTCTGGCGTAAGCGGGCGACTCACGTGCTGCGCAAATTGTCCGGCTTAACGAGCTCGACGTGATTTACGCCAAGTGCTCGCGCTAGCTCATAGAGAGTGACCACGGTTGGATTGCGCCGCCCTTGTTCTAAGCCGCTTATGTACTGCTGGCTGAAGCCGGAAATCTCCGCCAGCCGCTCCTGAGTGAGCCCTTTACGCTCCCTCGCGCGCTTAACGTTCCGTCCGACGACTTTGCGCATATCCATGCGCGAAAGTCAGCGGACTTCCACAAATTAGTTTATCAACTATAATATGTATTCCACTTTGGTCGTATACAGACGACCGCAAAGGAGAGGCAATATGATCATCCAGAAAGCTATGACGATTGCAGCGATGTTGGGAGCGCTCAGCCTAGCGGCTTGCGCGACACCTACGAAGGAGGAGGTCGATCGCGCGGACATTGGGCCGCGCCCGGAGAACGCCCAGCAGCTCGTGCGTGATCACTTTGCGCAGACCTTGTTCGATCCGTACTCGGCCGTTTACACATTCAACTACGGTCCAGAGCGCGGCGTTTGGGTAGGCCTCGGTACCGATTACGGCTGGATCATGTGCGGGACGTTGAATGCCAAGAACCGCTTGGGCGGCTATGTCGGCGCGAAGCGCTTTCGCGTGTTGATCTCCCATGGGCGCGTGGTCGAGAACGCGTCCGCAGTCGGCGACTTCATCCCGTGCACGATGAGCGACTGAGACACCCAGAAAATCGATGACGACCTATGGAGGAAAACCTCGGTTAGAGGACACTGGCCAGTTCACGCGAAATGGTACCGGATCAGATCTCGGCGGAGCATAAGGCCCAAAATCACCAACTTGAAGGTGAAGTCTTGGAGAGCACCGTCCCGTTTTGCGACGCTGAACGCCGCCGAATGCGCGCCAGTTAGCGGGAGCATGCGGCACGGAGCGCCGTGCTGTCGGATGAGTGGTTGGGGGACTAGGATTCGAACCTAGACAGGCAGAGTCAGAGTCTGCAGTCCTACCGTTAGACGATCCCCCAATGGCGGGGCGTCTTATTAGCCCTAAGCCTTTGTGGCGGCAAGGTCT